AGTTTAATTGATAAAGACACCTCAACAGATAATAGTTACAAACTGAATAAATAATGGCACAGGATACTGAAGATGGTTTTAATGAAGTAGATAAAAAAACAACTATACTCAAAAAGTATAAGAAGGTTAGTAGTGATATTGAAGATCTACGAAAAAAGGCTGGAAAAACTTTAGAAAAGAAAAAATCTGAAACTTCCACACAACTTTCTGACGCAAAAAAATTAAAAAACAAATATCAAAAAGAAATTAAAACTCAATTTGATAAGTTGTTAGATTTAAACTTTTTGTCATTGGGATCAGGTAAAAGTAGTCAAGGTTATCTTAAAAAAACTTTTACAAAAGCAATTAAAGAAATCGTACCAAAATTAGATGATATTTTATTGGAATTAATGTTAAGTGCCGTAGGTTGTTCACAAGACCAAGAATTTGTTCCTCAGACGATTTATATTAGAGTTAAGTCCGTTGACTTACTTAACATATTAAAAGAGGACCCCGCAACAGATGTGGGAAAATTAATGTATGAAAAGAAAGATATTCAATATAGTAATTTTCCTTTTTCAATGAATAAGGAGTTATATAATAGAACTCAAAATATTAACCAACCATTTAGTGTTCCGGCATCAGGACAAAGTTATTTAGGTACGTCAGGTCAAGAATTATTTGATATTTCATATGTTGAGTCTTACGTTGATCCAACAACTTCACAAACAATACAAGGTAACTTTTTTAAAGTTGATTTAAAGAATAGAATAACTACAAATAAAGTTTCTGAATTTTTAAAAGATTATTTTACAACAATAAAACTTTTTGATGAGACTAATTTCTTTGCAAATCTTATGAATCAATTGACAGGTGCGGTTTCAATTAAAAAAGGAGATGGTAATGCCGATTTAGAAGATCTACAAAAAATATTATTAATTATTCAAAGAATATTAGGATTGTGTTTTGATAACACTAAAGAGATTGATGTGTCAGGAATTGCAAAATTATCGGAAAATGATAATGTTGACGAATCCTTCTTTGAGTTTACAGACATTGATTTACGTTTTATTGATTCAAGGGTTTCTGATATTAAACTAGGTGTTGTTGAATTTGAGGAATGTGATACCGTTAAACTACCTGTTGACTCGGATAGCATTACAAACGCATTAAATAATCTTATTTTTGTTGATGGTAAAAATAACTCAAATAGTATTGATGATGCATCTAACTTAACTGACGTTTTAACTAAAAATCCAGGGTGGTTTCCTTTAGAGATAAATATTGATTTATCATTCCTTAAAGAGTTTCCAAAGGCAATGGTATCCACAGTCCTTTCACCTAAAGTTGTTTTACCTTTAATGATAACAACAAAATCATTAGGTCAAAATTTAGATTTACAAATTAGTTCATTTATGGATTTTGCAAAAAAACTTAAATCGTTTTTTATAAAATTTGCATCAAGGGTTGGTGAAATTTTTGTTAAAATTTTATTTGATATAATTAAAAAAGATATTTTGAATTTAGTTAAATCTGTAAATTTAGATGTAATTAGAGGTTTAAATAATAAAAGATTAAATACAATATTATCTTTAACTGAATTAATAATTGCAATTGCTAAAATTATAAAAGATTTCAGGGAATGTAAAAGTGTGATTGATGATCTATTAAATGCGTTAAAAATCGCATCAAAAGGATTTGGTGGGGACATCCCATTACCATTATTATTAACTTCAAAACTTTTAAGTGGTTATTCTTCAGATAGGGCATTTTTAAATGTTATTGCAAATTTTGAAGAATTGGGATTACCAACAGGTACTATGCCAGATGGAAGTCCTAACTTAATGTTGGCATCAATAAAGGCACTATTAGATGGTTCAGATGAGGAAAATGCCTCTAATGGTAAATCACAAGTTGCAATATACCCACTAAGTATAACACCAATTGGTCAAACAACACCAATAGTTTGTTATGGAAAATAAAATATAAAAAAATGGATAATAAAGTACAATCACAACAAGTTGTGGAAATTATTAAAGAACATAAGGTTAGGCCTAATAAAGATCTAATTTTGGCTATGGAATTTATTAAAAAAGATTTTGATATTACAAAAGAAAATTTAATTAAAATGACAAGTCATTTAGACAAATTAGAGTTGACATATAATACACTATTAAAAGAATATCAAGCAAGAAATGTGGTTCAAAAATAAAAATTTATTTCCGGGTTATGTAAAAGATAATAAAGATCCAATGATGTTAGGTAGGGTACGAGTTGTACCTACCCTTGAAAGGTATGAGGATTCTTTACCCGAAGATTGGAATGAAGAAAATGATAAGTGGACGGCAAAAGATCCATTTGTATTTTTACCATTGTTACCATACTACATTAATCAGGTCCCAAAAGAGAATGAATATGTTAATCTAATTTATTACGACAATCGTGAAAGATTGGATGCCAACAAATTTTACATTCAAGGTCCAATAACAAGACCACAAAATAATTCTAAAGAGGATTGGAAAAATTCTCAGTCCATGTTGGCAACTGGAGAATTTTTCAAACAGGCAAATCAATTAAGAGATCGTAAAACAGGGATCACGGATCCAAAAATTTATGGAATATACCCCGAACCAGGTGATAATGCCATTTTAGGTAGAGGAACCGCAGATGTTGTTGTTAAAGAAAATGATGTGTTAATACGAGCAGGTAAATTAGATCCTCTTAAATCTTCAAGTGCCGATTTTAATATACCCGTACCAAATGATAAAAGATCATTTTTACAAATATCCACATCTCCCTTAGAAAAAATTAAAGGTGAACCAAAAACAGTTACCGAATACATCAAAGAAAGTAGACAAGTTAAAAATTTGGTTGAGTGGGAAATTACAAATCTTGCAACAACGGGAACAACTTTTGATGGTAGTGTAAAATTATATAGTTTAATTCCAGTTCCTGAAACTTTATCTAATAAAATTTTCCTTACTTCTGATTTGGATAGTTATAAAGGAACAACATTATATGAATTAAACTTTACCGGTAAAACTTCTGAAGAATCGTTAACAATAATTAATGATTTTATTAAAGGTGTTAATATTGGTAAAATAAATATTGATGGTTATCTTTCCTACCCATCACAAGATGGATCTAAATTGGAAAACCAATTTCCATTTGTGTTTACCCCAACAAAAAGTAATACCGAAATATTTGTAGGTGCAAATATTGATACCCCAAGTGGTTTAACTGAGTTTAATAACATTCTTAATTTTTATGCAAAAACTAAATTATCACCACAAAATAAAGAATTTGGATTTGGTTTAGTTTGGGTACAAGATGTTTTAGGTGAACAACTTGAAGTTAAAATAACTGAAGTTGCAAATGACACATTTGAGGCAACCCCAACATCATATGGTGTTATGGGTGGTGATTTTCTTTATTTATTATCCCATAAATCAGTTATCCCAAGTAAAGGTACTCCGATTGATCTAAAAAATACATTATACGGTATTGATCAACCAACGTTAACAGATACGATTTACGGTAAAACAAATTCAATGGTTAGAGGTGAAGAATTAATGTCATTCTTAAACCTCATCGTTCAATTTATGATAGGTCACGTACACCCATTTCCAGGACTTGCACCAATACAAGAATATCCATCAATACCTGATGGTCCTTCATCTAAAAAAATACTGGAAATACTTAATAATTCTCAAAATACAATATTAAATCAAAATATTAGGATTAATTGATATTTATATTAAAAACGTAAATGTCAATAAATAATTCATATTTCAGTAGGAATAATACTTTAATATCTAATAGTCTTGTTAATTCAGGGAGAAATCCTGTTACCGAATTATTTTATGGTGATGGAAGTCTTTTAAACCCAATTGGATTTACACGTTTTATCTTTGATTTAGACCTTACTTTATTAAATGAAAAATACCAAAATGGTGTTATAAGTGTGGGGTGTAATTTAGATACAACTCATACCTTAAGAATGACTAATACAAGTTATTTTGATAAAGAATTATTAAACACTTCAACATCTCAAGGTAGACTAAGAGCAACGTCATTTGACTTAATATTATTTAGAATACCTCTTAATTCCTTATCGGGAACTTCTCAGAATTGGGATGAGGGTGTTGGTTATGATTACTATGATCAAGTAACTGGTATACCAAGTGATAAGAACTATTCAGATAGACCATCAAATTGGTTGGAAACCACAACAATTACGGATTGGCAAGAACCAGGAATTTATAGTAATACAAATACAGGATTATTTAATTATAATCAATTACAAATTATTGATACACAACATTTTGAATTTGGTGATGAAAATGTAGAGTTTGATATGACAAATGAAATAAACTCTATTTTAAATGGATCACTAACAGGTGTGACGGGTTGGGGAATTGCTTACTTACCTCAAGTTGAAAACTTAACAGGAACAACAGGTAATTACTCTGTTGGATTTTTTACAAGACATACTCAAACATTCTATGAACCATTCTTAGAAACAAACTATAATGATTCAATTGAAGATGATAGAAATTCATTTTCATTAGGTAAAATTAATAAACTGTACTTATATATCTTTGAGGATGGGGATTTTCAAAACTTAGATAACAATCCTTTAGTAACAATTGGTGATCAATCGGGAACTCCAATACCGGGTCTTATTAATTTACCATCTTGTCAGGTAACAAAAGGTGTGTATGAGATAACAATACCACCATTACTTGGATATAGAACTCCATGTATCTTTACTGATACTTGGTCAAACATTTTATTAAATGGTTTTTCATTACCTAATGTAATAAATGAATTTGTAATTTACCCATTACAGAAATCAATTCAAATTGGAACAACAACTAATGATCCTGCGGTATATGGTTTTGATTATTATGGAATTAAACAAGATGAAAAAATATTAAATACCGATATTAGAAAAGTTGGTGTTATAATCAAGAAAGCATATACCACTAACCAACAATTACCAAAAATTGAAGGTCATTATAGAGTGTATGTTAGAGAAGGTCAAACCGAAGTACAAGTACAAGATTGGACCAAACTTAATAGAACTCCAAATGAGTACTATTTTATATTTGACACAAGGGATAAGATTCCAAATGAATATTATATAGATTTAAAAGTCATTTCTAGTGGAGAAGTAAATACTTATAAGAGACAGATTAAATTTCAAATCGTAAATAAAAAATAAAGATATTTATTAAATAAAGATATGGCAAATTTTATATTAGAACAATGTTCATCATCAAATCAATTCACAGTTGGTTTTGGTGTAAGTTTTACCCCAATAACGGGACAAACTTATTCATTTAGTAATGGACTAACAGGAGAAACTATTTGTGGTACCATATTAACTGGCACCACTGGAGCAACAACATATTCGGCAATAACCCAATATGATAATTGTAATGAATGTATTATTGATATACCAAGAAGTGCAAATACCGAATATACGATATGTGAAGTTTGTTTTGATGGAACAGTAGTTACGGTTTATAATTTAACACCACCACACCCTATTTATACTGATGGATATGGTACTCCAGTTACTCAATTAAACATGGTTACTTTAGGAGGACCTAACGGATTAAATTCATAATACAATGAAAAGAGTAATAAGATTAAATGAAACGGACATTACTAATTTGGTAAAAAGAGTCCTCAATGAACAAAAAAGTGAACGATATATGTTCTTTTCAAATTTAGAACAAATGAGAAGACAATGTGATTTATTATTAAATTTTGATCGTAGTGAGGTTGAATCTATTTTAGATAATGGACATGATTGGGCTCAAGATCATATTTCTGAGGCTAAAAACAATATGGATCAAGTATTTGATTTCATGATGAATGAAACTACAAGAGACGGTATGAAATCATCTACGAATATTGATGATGAAGATATGGTCATGATGGAAGGCCGTAAAAAAACTGGTACACCTCTTTGCGCAAGAGGTAAGGCATCAGCAAAGGCAAAATATGATGTATATCCCTCCGCATATTCGAACGGACACGCAGTACAAGTTTGTAAAGGAAAAATCAAAGGTCTTGATGGTAAAAGACATTGTTCAGGAGCATATTGTTAAAAATTTTTTAAAAATATTTTTTTATTCAAATAATTTATATATATTTGTAGATACATAAACTTTATGCAAATATGAAAAACAGAATAAAAAGATTCTTAAGTAGATTAAAAATTAAATTTTATATTTGGTCAAAAAAATCTTCAGGTATTGTACCAACTTATCAAGATGAAACCCTATCATACGAAAAGACCTGTTTTAAAATATGTCTTAAAATAATTCAACATAGAGACACAGAATTTATGATCGCCCCAATGTCTGATAAACGTTATCTTAAAAATGACGATATGAAAATTTTCATAACAATGACAGATCGTAGAGTTGAGATAACTAATCACGTTTACAATTATAATGTTAAACTACATGAAAGAGATTGGGAAAGATTAACGTATATTTTTGATCTTGAGGCAGATAAGAGAAGGCTTAATTATGAGGGAGAGGTTAATTCACAAATCACTAACTCTCTACACAATATCTTAGACCGAGTTTCTAATTTCAAATAAAATATTATCAACTAAGGAATCTACGGATTCCTTTTTTGTTTTATATGATGTCATAATAGGTTTTTGTCCTTTTCCTGTCTGAGTGTCTTTTTTTTCTGCGGTTCTTTTTTGTTGACAGGCAGATCTTTTTTGTGAATCACTCATTTTACCTGCAACTCCAGCCGCCCTACATTTAGGGTAAGATCCTTTAGAAGTATCCTGTCGTCCACAGGGAGGGTGTTTACCGTCAACTTTACTACAAATGTTAACCCAAGGACCTTTTGGTTGAGAAGACCCTTTAGGTTTCTTCTTTTTACCAAACCAAACTCCTAAATCTTCATTTATTGTATGAACATCGTGAGTATTAACGTTATGAGTTCCATCTTTACCTTTTTCCCAAACACCAACAATTCTTTTTAAATTATTTTTTAAACTTTTTTTAATTGCAATATCATTTAATTTATTGTCTATAAATTCGTAAAAAGGACCTAACTCACTTTTACTCCATTTTTTTAAACCTATTTCAATTGGACCACTATATTCACCGGCAGTTATACTTGTACTTGCTTCAGTTATTTCAACCCATTCATTTACAGGTACAATTTTTTTATTTTTACCAGGTGTTTGGTTAATATTATTACCATCATCATCACTAAATGTTGAGTTCGGGTGTTTCTTAATATAATTTGTAACTTTTTTTGCTTTAGACTCTATTTTTTTGATTTGTTTTTTTGTTTCATCCATTGACCCATCATAACTATCAAATTCTAACATTGGACTATCGTATTTTGATACAGGTATTGTGAATGGTCCGTTTTGAGAATTTTTAAATTTTCTAACACCTAACTGCATTGGTGCAATATATGAACCTCTACTCCCACCACTATCTGAAGTTGCTTCAGATAAAACTTTCTTTATTATTTGATTTAAATCCATAATTTGTCTACTATTATAAATATCAACACAATACAAAATGGAAGAACAAGAAAATGAATTATTTGGTAACCTGTTTGGAACCATCAATTTACTAAGTGAAGAACATTTAGATGCAATTCTTATATCTATGAATAAAGATCACGCATTATATTATTTAATTGAGTCAGTTAAAGCATCACATAAACGTGGGGCATTTACAATTGGTGAATCTGAAGTTATATCAAAAGCCATTAGAGTGTTGTCAAAATTGGAAGAACCTAACCAAACTATTGATAAATAAAAAAAGGAGACAATTACTTGTCTCCTTTCTCTTATTCGGTATTTAATTGATTATCTCAATTCTCTCAAGTCAAATGTTCTAACTCCATCAACTGTGATACGTCCGTAGAAACGGTTATTAACCATTTTCTTAGCGTATCTTGTCATTATACCTTTGATAGGTGTAAAGTTGAATGGATTGTACATTGTAGGTGTCAATTGTAGAGGTACGTACGGTGCGTAGATGTAACCTGTGTCTAACAATGATGTTCCTTTGTGTCCTACTAACACTGTGTTAGCTGGGAAGTAAGGGTCACGGTAAACTTGGTAACGTCCTGCAAGAGTACCTACTCTTTCAATACCCATGTTATACTGATCTTGCTCAGGAGATGCGTTAGATACGTGGAAGTATTCTAAATCATCAAAGATAGCTGAAATCTCAGAAGAAACTACGATCCAGTTAGCTCCACCTCTCAATGTAGATTTGTGGATTTGTGCTGACAATTGGTTAATCGCAGTAATCAAAGTTTGATTCCAATCTTTTTGAGTGTAAGATGTAGTTAAAGACAATCTTCTCCATCCGTTGTAATCCCAACGTAAGTTCCAAGCCGCTCCTTTTCTCAAGTCACGTAAGATCTCACGGTCAATCTCAGCTGCAACTTGCTCAGATAACAATGCAGTTAACTCAGCTTCAGCGTCGATGTTATGGAATGCAGCAACGTCTTGAGCTAACTCAGGAGACCATTGTGCTCTTAGTTTTCTTTCAGTTACAGAAACAGTTACTGATTCTAAATCGAAAGAAACCTCACCGATTTTATCTTCAAACTCTAAGTTTTTGTATCTTCTGTAAACCGCAGTAAATGAATTACCAGAAACTGCTGAAAATGTTGTTCCAGTGTATCCGTCTAATGTAGTACCACAAGTAGCACATACAGGACAAGATAAATCAACTTCTAAATAGATACAACCTTCTTCGTCACAGATATCGTAGTAAGAACCACCATTTCCTGTTGATGCGTAAGAAGTTGAAGCTTGACTACCGTATTTAACGATTCCTTTACCGTAGATTTGAGTAACAACTCTAAACAATAATGGACCAGTCCCTAATTCACAAGGTGAACCTTCCGCAACTACTAAACCTGCATTTGCGATAATTTTTAAATCAGACAAGAAAGTTTCAGTATCCATCTCGTTACCATCAGGTCCGATTAATTTACCTTGACCAGCTCTGTTAAAATCACACATTTTGATAATAATTTTTCTTGTTCCTGTTGTTGCAGTGTATTGTGAATTATTATTACCTGCATTTTCTAAGGTACTACCACTCCAAATTTGTGCGGTTGTATTCGCAGTAACTGCAGTCCATTGACCTTTAGAGTAATCAAACAATCCTGGAGGATCTAAACCTGCTTCACCACCTTCATAAAATAAATCATAAAGATTTTTAGCGTATGGTGTACCTACTGTTCCACCTGGGTACCCTGCGTTTTGATCTGCAGTTGGTCCACCTGGTGCTCCAATTGGTCCGAAGTGTTCTCCACCGTTAGCGGTTGAATTATCATATCCTTGGATACGAGGTACAAAGAAGAACAATTTACCGATTGGTAAGTTCATTGCTTGTACAGAAACGATATCGTTAGCCAACAATTTAGAGAAAACTCTTCTTACGATAGGGAAAACAACTGTTTCAAATGCTCCGTTGGAACCTTCAGAAGTTGCTTCGTTAATCAAGAAAGAAGCTTGGTTTTCATATAACTGTGCTACGTTTTCTTTTAGGTGACCTTTAAGGCCTTCAAGGAATCCTAATTTATCCCATTTGTTAATAGTATCTTCTTTGATAACTTTAAGGTGTTTTAACCCGATGTTACCAACAAGACCTGATTCTAATAATGCTCCCATTTTTTTGGTTTTTTATTTTTTTTTAGTTTATTTTTATTTTATTTTTACCATTAAATCTTTCATTCTCAAGAACTGAGGATTCTCATAAGTTTTAGATTCAATCAAATTAACGGCCGATCCTGATACAGGAGTTTTAGTGACCGATTTTTCGAATGACTCATTAATAGAGTTTTCCTTAGTTTTTTCAGATGAGAATTCATCTTTTAATGATTTGTAAAGACTTTTAGATTCTTTAAGTGTTTCAACATTGTCGAATCGTCTAAGTATATTTATTTTTTCTTGTTTTGTTGTTGAATGTTCTGTAAACAGTCTAGTTGCGTAAGCCAAATTAGAGTTAAAGATTGCTACTTCATTTAATTTAGTTCTGAAAAGATTCAAAGCCTTTCTGTACTCTTCATTTTTAGACTTTAGTAATTCTACTTCAGTTTCACTAATGTGTTGAGGAGCTGCTTTTGGTTTTGGTAAACCTTTTCTTCCAAATTTTGTTCCCGCACCTAATGTACGTGAAGCTTCTGTAGTTTCTCTTCTCTTTTTAATTGGTCTGTATTCACCATCTAAATTTTCTCCATCTTTATAAGAGAATTTTTTAGCACTTCCTGTATTGATCATTTTTTTACCTTCTTTTTGTTTGGTAGTTTTATAATCCATAACTTGTCCGTACTTGAATTTAGGTGAACCCATTCCAACTCCTTTAGCTTTAAATTTTGATTCCATTACATGATCCAAATCTTCTTCATCTAATTCTTCATCTTCATCGGACATACCGAAGTCATCCATTTCAATTTCATACAAAGTTTCATCAACATTAGTTTCGTACATTGGAGTTTCATACATTTCTTCATGATGTCTACGACTCATGCGTCTTGGTCTTTCTTCAAAATCCATTTCTTCTTCTTCGTCTTCAAACTCTAATTCTTCATCTTCATCTTCATCAGACATACCGAAGTCGTCCATTTCAATTTCGTACAAAGTTTCGTCTAATGTAAGATCTTCATCTTCATATTCATCTTCTTCATCAAGTTCATCTTGATATTGTTCAGAAAGTTGGATGAAATAATCGGCTCCTGTTTCACTATCCGATAATGTAATGTTATTACTAGCATCTCTCTTTACGATAACACCATCTTCGTCATCCATAGATTTGAAAACTTTAATTACATCTGACATATCTGCACCAGTCATGTCAATTGC